AGTCAGGAATATTCAGCACAATTACAAAAGTTTCAAGCTGATTTAGGTAAATCAAATGCTCAAAGTCAGCAGTTATCAACCGAAGTAAATACTAATTTAGCACAAGCTAATTTTTATGAAAAAGAATCTACAAAATATTATCAATGGGCAAATGGTGAAATTCAAAGATTCATTAGCAACAATGAAAGAACAACATCAAGAGCATTGTCTGCTCAAGCGATGAATAAATAGGAGTTTTAAATGGCAAATTTTTCAATTCAATATTCTGCTAGTGCAAGTCCAATAGAAGAACTTGTTTCTGCAGTAGATAATACTAAAAAAGTAAGGATGTCTCATAGTGGAGCAGCTGTAGAAGGAGTTGGAGGAGGAATTGAAGTTGCTTGTAATACGACTGCTACTTTTATTAAATATAAAAAAGCTGATTCAGTTACAGGTTCTTATGTAGCTTTAAATCATTCTAGTCTTATAGGAACATTTACTGATTGTCATTTTATAATGATTAAAATAAAAGAATCAAAAACAGGAGTAGTTGGAACTCCTGATTTAAGTATCAAAATTGGTACTCAAGAAGTTTCTAAGTTAATAGGTAAGGGAGATGTTTGTATTCTTAGACCTAACTCATTGAATTTAAGTGGTGCTAGTATATCTTCAAGTGGAGCAAATGCTTTAGCATCTATAGAAATATTAGTAGGTAGAGATTAATGACTATTCAAGAAATAATGGAAAGAACAGGTACAAATGAAACGGGTTTAGTTATTGCTTGGGTAAAAGATGCTATACATTTAATACAATCTACTTATAATGAAAATGTTGGTACTTGGCAAACAGATGTTACAGATGGAGTAAGAGATTACGCTATTCCTGCTAACTTAATTAAGATAATGTCAGTATCAGTAAAAGATACGCAAAAAGATAAATATATGCGTATTAGAAGACTAGTTCATCAACCAATGATGGTAAAGGATAATACACCGGAATGAGTAAAAACGTAGAAAATACTTGGGCATACTATATTAATGGTAGAAACATACAATTATATCAATTATCAGTTCAAGGTGCTAATGAAGATGCTACCTATCAAATAAGAGTTCCTGAGTTTGATGACCAAATGTCATTAATATATCCTGATGAAACAATATCTGCGGGATTAATGTTTGAGGGGACTGCTTTTATAGAACCTTTTGTAAATAACGAACCAAATGAATTAGCAGGTGGAAATCAACCTACTTTAACCGAAGTTGCTAATCCAACTGAGGTTTCTCATATAAATATGAACAGAATGTTAAGTTTAGCTTGTGTAGATTACATTAAAGGTATGTTAGCTGAAAGAGCAGGCGATATAAACAAAAAGGAATATTTTATGAAAGAGTTTTTTAGTAAATTAGCAGATAGTGAAAGTAACAAACGGAGAAATATTGTTGCTCAAGCTGTAAACCCTTTTGCTTTGAGATAGAATGGCAAATTTGCACGGAATGAATTTAAAAGAAAGAATGAACACTATAAATGGTGATAGCCTTGGGTTACATACTTTTTGTGAAGCTTTAAATAAAAGATTAAAAACCATGGGAACGCATAATGGAGTCGATTATAGTGGTATAGGTTTAAAAACATACACTATTGACGAAGTTTTGAATATCATTTATAAAAATGCAGATATTAGAAGTATGACTTGTAGAGAAATACTTAATCTGATGGTAGCGGGAAATAGCGATAAAAATAAATATACTGAAAAAGAAGCATTAAATAAAATAGAAACATTAGCGAATTTTAACAATGGAATACCTTCGTAATGGGTTACATAACAACAGGAGGCTCAGTACCAAATGATTTACCTCAAGGTACAACTCATTCAAGTATTGGGCATACTGAAGCGTTTGTTGTTCAAACGGGTACCGATATTGATGGGACTATTGAGTCAGGCACTCCACCTGTGGAATTTGTTTTTGCTTCCCCAACTACTGATTTACCTGTGGTAAATTTCTTAACTGAAACTGCTTATGCAGAAATATGGAATTTAATGGGTATATCTACTTGGGATAACTTTAATAAGAATTGGAATGAAATATAATGGCTAGTTTAACAGGAAGAAATATATCATCATCGTATAAAGACTTAATAACGGTTTCTAGTTCTACAATAGGCGAAGGAATAGAAACTAGTTTAAAACAATTATTTGATGGAGAAGGTGAAGGCTCAGCTCTATCATTATCAACTACTGACATTGGAGTAAGAGGTAACTTTCTTACGGATTCAGTTACCGATTTTGTCTTCAAAATAAGTGGTGGCTCTACAGTATTCTCAATATTGAATAGTGGAGTCGTGAAATTAAAAGAACAAACAAGTACCCCTACTAGCATAGAAGGTGGTCTTTACTATAAAGACAATCAGCTATTTTTGGGTATTGAATAATAAAGGAGTAGTAAAATGGCAACATGGAAAAGAGTAATAACCGAAGCCGATATTAGCTCTAGTAAATTGACTGCCATTGGCAATCTTTCTGGAACTAATACAGGCGACCAAACCCTTCCAACGGCATCAAGCCTTGGACTTGTAATTGATACAGATGTACAAGCACACCATAATAATTTAGATACATGGTCAACAGTATCACCAAGTTCAAATGGTAAAACTTTAGTAGCTGCAGCGAATTATGCATCAATGAAAACATTACTAGGCATTGGAACATTAGGAAGTTTAAGTACTATTAACAATGCTCATTGGAGTGGAGCTGATTTAGCAGTAGCAAATGGTGGAACTAATATTAGTGCATACACTACAGGAGATTTACTATATGCTTCTGCAGCAGGCACTTTATCTAAACTAGGAGTAGGTTCTAGTGGTCAAGTATTGACAACAAATGGAAGTGTTCCGAGTTGGGGTTCTCCTTCTTCAGGTGACATTACAAGTGTCGGTGCTGGAAATGGACTAACAGGTGGAGGAACTTCAGGAGGAGTAACATTAACTGTAAATCCTAGTCAAACTACTATAAATTCAGTTTATTCGACATCTTTAAAAGTCGGAAGTAGTTCTTCAGCTGCTAGAATAGAATTTACAGGTGGCTTGTCTACTGCCGGTATCCAATTTGGAATTGCTAGTACAAAGACTCTTGAATTTCTTAATCAAAGTTCAAACGTAGATGTTATGAGACCAATATCAGATAGAGCCGTTCACTTAGGTGAAAGTGGTAAAGTATATGGTGAAATTTGGGGAAGAGATGTAAGGGTTATGAATGACCTTTATATTGGCTCAACTGCGATTAGTGCAACAGCCGCTGAAATAAACAAGATTGACGGATTTACAGGTGACCATAATGACTTAAACTATGCTAAGAATCTAAGAGCAACAGGAGTTACTACTACTGAGTTCGATTACTTAGATGGAGTTACATCTAACATTCAGACTCAGTTAGCTGCTAAAGGTGTAGGAGATATAACAGGTGTAACTGCAGGTACAGGATTAAGTGGTGGAGGTACTTCAGGTAGTGTTACAATAAATGTAGAGGATGTTTATCTAAAAAACAATGTACATGATGAAACAAGTGGAGTACTTACCGCAGGAGGTTTTACTACTTCAGGGACTGTTTCTTGTGCAACATTGCAAGTAAGTTCAGGAATTGTTGATACAACTACTGAAACACTAGCAGTTAAAGATAGTAAGATTGTTTTAAACTCTGACTATTCAGGTAGTTCACCTCTTGACGCAGGTTTTATTGTAGAGCGTTCTTCAGGTGGTGCAACAACTCAAACATCAGCAAATGGTGATTCTTGTATGTACTTTGATGAGTCTGCAGGTAGATGGACTATATTCCAAAGCACAGATAAGACTATGCCAACCGCAGCTCCAACTCAAGTAGCAGCAGGTGGTGGTTATATTGTAACTTGCACAACAAGTACTTCAGTAGCAGCAAATAATAATGGAATGGGTATTGGTAGTATGCATATCAAAACTAATTCAGACCAAATTTACATAAGGACTTCTTAATGTAAAAAAATAAGGGAGATAAATAATGAGTAAAATCGCAACTAAAGGCATTTCTCAGCAACAGGGGAATTTCATTAAGTTTGGTGAAAAAGAGGAAAAAGCTCCTTCACTAAATGTAAAAGATACAGACTTTCTTTTAAAATTAATTATGGAAAGTAGCTTTAAAGGAGTGCAATTAGAATTAGCTTTTAATTGTATGAAAAAATTAGCTACAATACATAAGGAGTTCTTAAATGAAGGTTGAACTAACAGTAGATGAGATAATGTTTATGAAAACAGCTTTAGACAATACAACAATAAAAGGACAAGACTCTCATTTTGTTTCAAAGTTAATAATAAAATTAGCAAAAAAAATAGATACAAATATTGAGGAGTCTAAATAATGGCTAATTGGGAAAAAATATTAACTCAACATCCTAGTATGACAGACTTGAGTAATACAAGTCATAGTACGTCTAGGTATTTAAGAGGTGATGGAACTTGGGCAACTCCTACCGATACTAATACTAATACTACATATTCAGCGAGTACAGGATTGTCTTTAGTTGGAACTGCTTTTAGTATAACGAGTGGTGGAGTTACTGGAACTCAATTAGCGACAGGGGCAATAAACCATCCATCTAAACTTTCTACAGGTGTTGTAAGTGCTGATGCTATAGATTCTGGCGCAGTTGGTGCTAGTGAATTAAATGTAAGTGGGAATGGAACTACTTCACAATTTTTAAGGTCAGACGGAGATGGTACAATGACTTGGGCAACTCCTAGTAGTGGATTGAGTTCTGTAAACAATAGTAATTGGAGTGGTACTGACTTATCGGTAGCTAACGGAGGAACAGGCTCAAGCACTGCTTCGGGTGCTAAAACTAATTTAGGTTTAAGTACAACTAGTAATGTAACATTTAATAATATTGATTCTAATGGTAATGTGTTTGTTGGAAATAGTTTAACTGTAGATGGTGGAGATGCTGAATTTTATAACGATTTAACTTGTCAAGGTACAATAGACTCACAAGCATTTCAAGGTAATGGTTCTGGATTGACAAATATAAATAATACTTGTTGGGGTGGTACGGATTTGGCAGTAATTAATGGTGGAACAGGTTCATCAACTGCTAGTGGTGCTAGGAGTAACTTAGGTGTATCCGTTGAAAAATGTGATTGGCAATGGGCAACTAATTGGTATACAAGATTTGGATATTATTATTACCCAAACAGTAGTTATGGTGTAAGCACTACAGATTGGTCAACAAGTTCTGCTACTGCTAAAACTTCATGGGCAGCTTCTTATATGCCACCTTTTATTGCTCCATACGCCTTTACACTTAAAGAATGTTTTCTTCGTGGTTCTCCTACAAGCAGTCAGACTTTTGAACTTATTTTAAAAAAAGGTACACCAAGTTACAATAATAGTGCTTCTGCTACAAGTATAACAAATGTAAGTGGAGGTGGTAATTCTTTAGAAACTTTATCGTGTACAGCGTATCGAAGAAATGAACTAGGGAGTTCGTCTTTAAATCTAAGTGTAGCTAAAGGAGATATTCTTGTTCCTCAATTAAGAAGAACAACAAATACTACTTCATCGACATATTATTATTTTAGAGGAGTATTTTCAATCGTAGGCGAAAGGAGTTTTTAATGGCTAGACCAAAGAAATTTGCAACACATAGAGGGAAAACCTTAGAAACCAAAACTGATTCAGACTTTGAAGCAAGGTATAATGAATTAGACGGAGTTTATGACAATTCAACAGATGGCGATGGTGCAGACGACACTCCAATAACTGCTATGATTAAGAAATTGTTTGTTAAGTGCGATGAAATTATTGACGATGTAGATACTATATCATTAACTGCTGGACCGAAAGGTGATAAGGGCGATAAAGGCGACACAGGCTCTGCGGGCAGTAATGGCTCTAATGGAAGTGCGGGTGCTAAAGGAGACAAGGGAGATATAGGAAATACAGGAGCAACTGGTCCACGAGGAGCTACAGGTTCTGCGGGTAGTGCAGGAGCAAAAGGAGATAAAGGAGATACGGGTTCTGCAGGCTCAAATGGAACTAATGGAACTAATGGCAGTAATGGTGCAAAAGGTGATAAAGGGGACAAAGGTGATACTGGTGCTACAGGTAGTGCAGGTAGTAATGGAACTGATGGTTCAGACGGAGCCAAAGGGGATAAGGGTGATACAGGCTCACAAGGTGCGACTGGTCCGACTGGTGCGACAGGAGCCGCGGGGTCAAATGCTAGTGTTAGTGGATATACAGGCAAGTTAAATCTTGTTTATAATTCAAAAGGGCAAACAAAAGAATTAGTTTTTGAAAAAGGATTATTAAAGAGTGTGAAGTAATGGAATCAGAAGATTTAAAAGATATAATTAAAGTTTTAGTGTTTTTGTTTTTAGTATTAGGAGGATTAGTAATGTCTTCTTGTAGTGGGGGATGGTCAGTAATGGGGTATGAACTTACTCCAAGTGACTCTTCAAATGCTTTTGTAAATCTTATAGACCAAGATAGTACAACACATCATTTTAGAAAACCTGTAGTTTTAGAAAGTGATAATTGGTGTTATAAACATAATATTTACGAAATGGTAAGAGCAAAGAATGAATGATGAAAAGCCGAAAACAGCAAGGTCTTATAGGTCACAAGTCGTTGATGACAATGCTATTATCAGTATCAACATTAAGTGGCTTATGCAAATGTGCGTACTTATCGGTGGACTTGTTTATTCGTACTATCAAATTGTCTATAGGATTGGAGAACTTGAGAGAAGAATATCTGAGTCTGATACCACAATTACAGAACTTGTCGAGAAACATATAGAAGAAGAAGAAGTACGTTATGGAAAAATGGAAGAAGAATTAAATTGGTATCAAAAAGAAATGAATTTAAACCCTCTTTCATGGAAAAAGAAAAAGAGGAAATAGATGGAAGATTTTTTAGCAATTTACAGCGAAGCGGGAATGATTGGCGTTGTTGGTGCAATGTTTATGTTTATGGTTTATTCAATGAATAAAAGAGGCAATGAACAGGCTAAAGCGTTACAAGATTTACAAGTAGAAAATAAAGGACAGAGTGAGACTCTTGAGAATATGGAAGGCATGGTAATAAAACTTATTGCAAGATGGAATCAATCAGATGATAAACTAGACAGAAAATTTGATGGATTAAATAAAGAAGTAAATGATTTAGATAATCAGGTATCAGAAATAAAAGGTATCATAAGCAGATTAAATGGAAAACACTAATGGATAGTTTAAGAGTAAGTGGTATAAGTACAAGTTTAGGTTTAGTATATTGGACAGATGTCCTTTCAGGAGTGTTAATGTGCATAATGTTTGCAATTAACATATACTACCTATGGCAAAAAACAAAAAAGATAAAGGAGAATTAATATGGATATTAAATCAATGTTAATGGAATTAGCTAAAGCACAAGCTGAGAAAATGGAAGCAGAAGTAATGGGTCATGTAGACTCAGAAGAGTTTGCTGAAGAACTTGCTCAAAAGCTAAACGACAAAATAGACATACCTTTTGTTAAAGAAGAGAAAGAAGGAAAATTCTTTTTAGCTCTAGTTGGCATAGTCCAATCTTTAATAGGTGGATTATTAAAAGGTAAAAAGTAGTGCCAAAAACCTTTGCACAATATAGTCGTTACGAAAAAGGTATTAATACTAGATTTGACGATGCTGATATAGGAGCGGAAGCTTTAGCAGATTGCAATGGATGGAGTATTAATACCTTCGGTGAGATAAATACTATTAATTACCATGAAAATAAATTATATAGTATTTCCCAAGGTAGTACTAACGCTACATCGAAACCTTATATAGGCTCTGGTTTTTCAGGAATAACTGTTCGTTCTGATTTTGATTTAAACAATGCTAATATGTCAGGTTCTTTTAAAGAGGACGGGTGTACTATGTTTTTTTATAATACACTAGAAGGAGGCGTTGGTGTTGTAAATTTAATAGAAGGAGGTAGTGTTGCTCATTTGGGTATTTTTTATACAGATGCTCCTGCTACAAGTAATAATTATAAAGCATCATTTCTTTGGCACGAAGGTGACTTAAGATGGAGTAACACAACAGGAGATGCTACATCAAAGCCTAAATGGATGGGGTTTATGTCAAGAACAAGATTTAGTAGTGATGATTCTTGGAATACTTTAAATAAGTGGGTAATTACAGATGCTAGTGTTGTTGCTCCCGTTTATCCTTCTCAAGCAAATAATGGGAATGGACTTATGTGTCAAACGACAGATATAACAACAAAATTACCTAACCTTTCTGCTGACTTACCTAACATATCTTTTGACATAACTACTACTAGTGAAGATGGAACTTGGGCATCTACTGATTATGAGTTTGGAGCAACATACGTTTATAAAACTAATCAAGAAAGTAAAGTTTCTTTAATAAAAATTAAATTATCTAATAATTCTATTGTTGAATCTATTAACTTACCTAAAAGACAATATTTTACAAAATTAGCCGCAGGTATAAAGAATACTAATGGAACTGTTTTTGATGAAAGAATGACAGGTTGTAGGATTTATGCTAGAAAATATAATGGAGGTAAAAGGTGGAGGCTTTTATTAGACGTTGATTTTGAAAGAGGAAGTAGATTAAATACTTTTGATAATTTTGAAAATACTTGGACAAGACAAAGTGCAGGTCTTTATTATACATCTACTTATCTTGAAGCAAGAAGTCCTTCGATTGAAACATACGAAGCTTTGACAGGAGTTTTAAACGATGAATTTAAAATTAGCATGGAAAACAATGGAACAAGATGGAAAGATGCAGTTTCAGTTGGTAGAAGAATTTTTTATATAGGATGTAAATATTTTGAAGAAACTAGTTTTAAAGATTTAAACGATAGAGTTTTTTATAGCCAACCTGCAAAGCCTGATTTAATTCCAATATCAAATTGGATTGATTTAGGTATAAATGATGGTGACCAATTTACAGCAATACAAAGTTTCTCAGGAAGACTATGTTTATTTAAAAACAATAAAGTATACATATTGAATGTACAATCAGGAAGTCCCGCAGGATGGGGCATGGAGCAAGAAATAGATAATAATGGAGTTCCATATCAAACTAACGTAATTAAGACGAGATACGGCATTGTATGGGCAAATAGATATGGTTGCTTTACTTATGGTGGGCAAGGAGTTCAAGAATTAAGTCAATCATTATCTGCTAGTAGTTGGTTTAATAAATTAGGTAGTAATGATAATTTAATTTTAGGAATGAATAATGTTACTAATCAATTATATGTAGCTACTACAAACCTATCACCAAATACTGCCTTAAGAGGAGTTTGGGTTTATAATTTTGATTCCCAAGGGTGGTCTTATGTTGCAACAGGAGTTTTTCAACACAATGAAGGATTTTTTAATACATTAAATGGGGAACTACATTACCATACAAAGCAAAATAGTAAATATGAAGCTATTACTTTAAATAATGATATGGCTTCAAAGTCTTTAGAAAACAAAATATTTACACTAAAAGAAGATTCTCTTGGTTCACCCGGAATAATGAAAAGATTTTATAAAGTAAGAGTTGAATTAAGAAATGAAAATAATGCCACTTTAGCGTTATCTGCTAACGGTGGAACAGAAATTGCAAAAAGTCTTTCAGCAAATGCCGACTTTGTTACAAAGATATATGAGTTCTCTCCTGTTATAGAGTCAGATAGGCTTCAATTATCATTTAGAAGTTACGCTAGTGGTGGAATAACAATATCTAATATTACTGTAGAATATAGAACTAAAAGGCTAAGAACTAGCGAAGCAGGTAACTAATGTACGACCCTGAAGTAGATGAACTTGGCTCTGGTCCGAGAAACTTACAAGAAGGAGAATCCAATTCTTATATAGAAAATGGAAGACTCGTAAAAGAAACTAACATTGAAGGTACTACATATAAAACTTTTAGTGATAGCCTTGACGCATTTGACCTTAATAAATCATTTGATAGTTTTGAATTTACAGACGAATCTTTTGGTGGCTCTAATTTTACAATCTCTACAGGCGATAATTCAGTATTTGTAGAAGATGACGCAAGTAATGTAAGAGCAATTTTTGGACAAGTAACCCAAGGCTCTTATGGTTTACAAACAAAAGATGGAAGTGGTAATGAAATTTTTGGATTATATGGTAGTACTGCAAATTTAGCAGGTTGGACTGTAGGTCAAAATTCTTTACAAAAATCAACAAGCACTAAGACTATATCTTTATTAGCAGGAGATGAACCTAGATTGAATTTATCTGCAGGTTCTACTACTATATTAAAAGCGGGTATGTTAAGTGGAACTTCAGTAGGTCTTTTAATAAACAATTCTTCAGGAACTCAGGTTGTAAGAATAGATGATACAGGGACAACTGAAATAGCAGGTTGGAGTTTTACAAATCAAAAGTTTCAATCGTCTCCTATAAATAATTCTCGAATAGAATTAGACTCAGTTAAACAAAGAGTTTCAGTATTAGATAGTAGCAATAATACTAAAACAGCTATGGGTTATCTTGATGGATTAGTTAAAAACAATTCAATAGGATTGCAAATAAATCAACCAACAGGCTCAGGTAATAGTGCAGTAGTAACAATACCTAGTATAACTAACGCTGAACATGAAAATTCTTTTGGTTCTAATAATTCTTTAGCAGGGTTAAAATATTACATTGCTAATAGTAGTGGTG